ACACTCCAAAAACCTCCTTTTATACGTCCTTCTAAGGAAAGTTGCTCAGTAATTCGCAGTTCAAGCCCCATGAAGCCCGTTAGGTCTATCATTCGTTGCTCAGGGATATGAGAATCTCTGCTTAGAACAAAATCTACAGAGCCCCCGCAGTCCAAGCGCATTGCAGAGAGAAAGTTAAAACTCATTACATAGCCTAATGATAGGTAAGGGATAGAATAGACGGCGTTAATATTTTTTTCAGAGTATTCATATTTGCCTCCTTGTCCTGAATAAGTGAGCTCAAACTTAGCGGCAAGAAAATTATAAACATAATCGGTATATACTAATCCGGCATAGGGTTTTTGGGTGGGATTATATTCACCATCCCCTCTAATGGATAAATTAGCAAAGTTCAGTCCTCCCCGAAATCCTAAGCTACTACTACGCACCCATGATTCTTCTTGTGCTGAGATAGGTATCCATATAAGCAGTAAAACTAAATAAGTAAGTCTTCTCATAAAAAAGTTGTTAATCTTCCAATAAGTCGTTTACATATTTGTATAGGTTTGATTTAGTATGATTGTGCAAAGATACAATTAATTTGCAAATTAGTTGTGTCTTTGTGTTTTAAAAATAGCAATGTTATGGAATTACAAGCTGGAAAAAGCTATCGTGTGAAAAGGGAGGTTTTTAACTTTCAAGTGATTTCTTGTATAGCTGCTACAGCAAGCGATGGATAAATAATGAAAAACTAAGCCTTGTATTTTCCTCTTTTCCATATAGTTCCCATCTCCTTACTTATTTCAATATCTTTTTAATAGTCAATAAAATTATTTTTATATCTGTCATTACTGAAATTTCAGATAAATATTTTTTATTTAATTCTATTTTTCTTGGCATAATTTTTTCTATATAAGCCTTTTCTGGATCAGTCTCATTAGCTAGAATATCATTCTCATTTGAAAACTCTATTGAAGCATAGTCTGTTATTCCTGCTCTTACTTTCAAGATTTCCCTTTGTTCTTTTGTATAGAGTGCCACATACTTAGGAACCTCTGGTCTCGGTCCAACTAAACTCATATCTCCTATTAAGACATTTATTAATTGTGGTATTTCATCTAACTTATATTTTCTTAAAAAATCTCCAACTTTAGTTATTCTACTATCTTTTCCTACCGTTATTTGACTGTATTTATCTGAACCTATTTTCATAGTACGATATTTAAAGATTTTAAATTCTCTTCCATTTTTTGTAACTCTTACTTGTTTAAAAAATATTGGTCCTTTTGAATCAAGCTTTATTAATATAGCTATTATTATCATAAAAGGTGATAGTAATATTAGTCCAAATAACGAAGAAATAATATCAAATATCCTTTTTAACAATTTTTATTCCACTCTCCCTTTAAAAGTCCCAATAATACTAGCTAAAGTTTTTCTCATTCCAATAGTATCATTATTCTTTATTAAATCTTTTAAGATTGTATAGTAATCATCTATATCAACCTGTACTTTTTCATTTTCCATATTAGTTATAAATATTTTGTTATTTGATGTCTTTTCTGATGAATTTACATCATATAGAAGTTCTTCAAATAA